CTTCTTGATATCACCTTTTCTCGTAGTCACATCATTACCTTCACCCGATATATCACCCCATTTCCGTGAAGTTTCATCAAATGAATCTGTGGTATATCTACCCGAAAGATTGGGGATGTCTGTGGGGAATGCACTCGCATCTGGTGCCGCTGGTGCTGCCGCTTGATCATCCTCATCCTTATCCTCATCCTCATCCTCATCCTCATCCTTTTCCTCCTTCTTTATGAACTGGTCGAGGTATCCCATATAGTACGCAACACCCAAACCTGCTGAACTCATGAGTAGTAAAAGAATTAATAAGACCATACCACCAGATCCAGGGTCTCGTCTCATTTAGTATTGTTATACATTTTTTTTCGTCGACTATATTAAATGTATAGACCTATCACAACAGTTCTCATCGAATCTCTTGTCATTGGTATCATGAATTTTGTACTCATCATGGGGTTGAATAAACTTGGTGTTCCCATGGTTCCCCTGATTGCTGGCGCCCTCATTCATCTCATTTTTGAATACACTGGCGGTAACAAGTGGTGGTGCACACAAACTTATAAAATCTGAATATCTTCAATTTGGTTCTCTAAATCACTAATCTCATCTTCCAACTCACTTCGAACACCCTGAGTAAGTATGTTCTGTCTCTCAATATACCCCTTATAAAATGCTCGTTCATCGGTAATTCGTACACCCTTTGCACGAAGATTTTCCATCGTATAGCTCCTCAACCTAAATCCAAGATGCTGCGCCCTCTCTTTCACCGCATCACGTTTCACAACCTCTGTAATGTTCTTTCGAATTTTTAAAAGTTTTAATTGTTTTCGTTTCATCTTGATCTGCTCTTCCATGTAAATCATAGCAGCCTGATTCTCCGCCCACTGATCATATTCGTTCAACTCTTCTGGACTATCGTCGATGTCGATGGGAATCACGGGCATAAATGGGACTGGCACCCGTTGATCAACTCTTGGGGGATCCATATCACGAATATTTTTATGAATGTTCTTAATGTTGTCACACATCTTCAAGTAACTCCCCTCTGGAATTGACTTGGAGATGAGGTCGAGCTGTTCCATAAGTTGGCTGAGGTCTTCCATCTTTTTTACAAATTATTTCACAAATGTACACTTAGGTTTTGATTTTTTTGATTATACTACCAATAATATACAAGACTGGTGGAACTGACACACTCGTCATCATGTTACACAAAGCGGTCGTCATATCACCCCGAATCACTTTAGAAATCGTATCTTCCATTAATTGATCAACAAATACATCGATTGGTCTAATAATCACGGGAATAAGAAGTATCCCAATGAAAGTTGGTAAAAAATCATTATCAATCGGAATGAAAAAATCAATAACATTCACAGCGAGTTTAATTACTCCACCTGGCCATATAATTGATGCAAGTAACTGCCATACCAATGTTTCGGTCGAAGCTCTCATAGTTTCTTCAAACCTCTCACCTCTAGGGGTAGAATCATACGCTCTCTGACCCTTATCCAACGTATCGAAGATTACGTATGTAGCTGCCACACAATATGAAGCTGGGAGACCCCAGTCGGGTAAGTAATCTTCGAGGGCTTCACCAACTTCATTCGCATACCCCATATATCGTATGGATGTTTCACGGTATGGATCGAAGCGCCTCCGAGTTCGCAGTACCCTCCTATACACTTTAGGTGGGACTCGAAGCCGACTGACGACATTCATCCTTGAACTCCATATATTCAAAACTTTATATGTTATCTAAACGATCATCCGCTTGCTCTAACCACTGTATCCTTCTTTCGATTGACTGTCTGTATTTTTCTCTGAAATCATTTTCAACATCGATAAATGCTTTACACATCGAATTAAGTTGTTTCTTAGAAAAACCCCCCTCAACCTCATCCACATCCAATCCGTGAATTTGACAATAGTGACGAATGACTCTTTCTCTTATGGACTTAGTCACACGTCGAATAGGACGACTCTCGGACAATTCCTTTTCCAAGTACGTCAGTTGACCATGTAAAAAGTCACTATCGATGTTCAAAGCCTTATCGAAATAGTGGTCGTGAAAGTATTGTAATGTTTCCTGAGACGGACCTATAGGAAGTATCCCAAAGTTTTCGTAATCGAAAAAATATACAGGATCCACTCGTTGATTGTATGAACGCATCAGGATATTGCATATTTCAAGATAGTCTCCCTCAGGGAGTTTATCCGAATGTTTATCCAATAATTGCATAGCCCGAAGAAGATCATCCATACTTACATATTACTGATTTTAATTTGTCTAAGTAACTTAACGAATGTATGACAAATCCGAATGCCAGACGGGAATTGTACATATAGGCTATGGCAATTTCCATCGAGCACATCAGGCCATGTACATCGATGAATACATGGAAAAGACTGGTGATCTTCGTTGGGGTATCGTCGCCGTCAATCTCAGGAATGAGGGGTTCCGTGAGATTGATGACTACATCGTCAAAACCCCAACCAAATATACAAGAGTGAGATCTCACCTTGATTACATAGATTGGACCAAGAACCGAACCATAGCTAAGCATATGCTCACATTACCCAGTGTGCACCTCATAACGATCACCGTTACAGAGAGTGGGTACACACCAGGCTCCCCACTATTCGAGTACCTAGCATGTGGTCTCCGTAATCGCAGGAATCCCATAACCATTCTATGCTGTGACAATATACACCAAAATGGGGTCGTTCTCGAAACACAGTTCTTAGCGTACCTGTATCAAACAAATCAATATGAACTTGCCGATTGGATTCGAGAAAATGTAAAGTTTCCATCTTGTATGGTCGATCGCATAACACCTCGTACAACCAATACACTTCGTAATGAAATTGAGGATGTGTTTCCAGGATTTGGATACAATGCCGTTCAAACTGAAGAATATACTCAATGGGTCATTGAAGATAAATTCGCATCAGACTTTCCAGATCTCACACAAGTCGGTGTTGTCATCACGAAAGATATCGAACCCTACGAAGAAACAAAGATCAGAATTCTTAACGGTGGCCATACATCACTCGCATATCTGGGTGCTCTAGCTGGATATAGTACTTTTGATGAAGTCATGAATGATGAATCATGTCGTAACCACTTCAAAGAACTTCAGAAACAAGAAATTGGACCATCGATCGATATCGAATTACCATTTGATATTTATGAATATATTGACAAAGTTGAGGAAAGATTTTCAAGCTCCACGAATGTCGATAATCTAGATAGAATCTGTATGGATGGATTCACCAAGTTTCACACATTCGTCGTACCTTCTCTACGAAAGTGTCTCGAACAGGGGAAGCGACCCATACACATTTATAAAAGTATTGCGGCGTGGTATATATATTCTAAACGATTCGCACGAGGTTGTAAAAGAATTCGATACAATGAACCAAATTGGAACCTACTCGAACCTCTTTTACGGGATGGAGCTGTAGATGCATTTGTTACGAATGAGAGACTTTGGGGTGATATCCCGAAAATCTATATAACATTCTCCAGAGATCTAAAATCTATACTACTTTCACAAACATATGAACGAGAGATTGATCTACTCATGGATGAGTGAATCATGTTCCGCCCATAGTTGTGTATAAAATTCGTATAATTTGCGATAGGTGGCTTCGGGAAGATTGTGTTTCGTTCTATCGACGATGAATTCGTCACGGAAATTTCTGATAAGTGTATCCATTTTTATTGTACTCGCATTAAATCTCTATATAGTAAGTAGGTATGGATCATCTAAATAAAATCATGGTGATTCTTGATGATGACAAGTTGTTTCCAACACGAACAGAGTGGGCGTACATCGAAATTTGTAACGAACTCAAAATGATTCATCTCAAATTAAAAGAACTTCAGGGAAAAGTCGTGAGCACAGCTACACTCGACCCGTCAGCACCTCCCTGCCATAATATCTAAAATCTCGTTGAGCAATCCCACCTTGACGAATAAACCACATCAATTCGTCGTATCCATGGGTATTTGTAAGTTCATACCAAAATGAACTACATGCTTCTCTGATAGTATTGTACACTCTCAAACTTACCTGATTATCTGGATCTTTCTGGTGTTCAATATATGCATCCCTAAGCGCATCCGTAGCAACAATCCATTTGTGGCATTTATTAAGAACCTCCCCTGTCATGATGAAGTCCTCACTCACGACATCTGGAGTCACTGTAATGACGTTTTGCTTTTCATGTATTTCTTTCATACATTCACACATCCTGATATAGTCTCCCTCAGGTATTCGATTAGAGTTTTCATCTATGAGGCTCATGAGTTCTTGCATTTTTGAATAGAATTACAAAGTTTGTGCTAATACTTAGGCGCTCGGCTCCGACCATTCTCTATGAAGCTCCTCCATAAACTCTGCTTGTTCATGGGGTGTCATTTGAGTAGGTTCGTAGGTGGGCATTTGCATGGGTTCATTTTGATCCAAGAGAAATGGGGGTGGTTTCACTTTCTCGTGAATGTATTTGATGATGTTACAAATTTCAATGTAGTCTCCCTCAGGGATCGTGTTCGCATTCTTGTCGACGAGATCGAGGAGTTTGTGAAAATGATCCATGATTACATACTTATTACATATGTTCGATGCTACTTAGGTTCATAGAAGATTTGGAATTCTTCTTGTATCGCTTCTCGAACTCTTCATACTCATCAAATAGGGGTGTGATATCATCATCCATGTAAAGAGACATTCGAATTCTATCACTCAACTGAATAATCTTAAACGAAGCATCCGTGGTGCTATCTTTTTTCAATACGAAGGACAAAAGTCGTTTGCACTTCGTAAGGAGAACTTCAAGATTTTCACGACGTTCTCGAGATCTTGGTCTCGGCATCTCAATATATCTCTTCTCACCACAATCATTCATAGTCTCGATAGTTGTGTAATTAATCAATTTCTCTGTGAGATTAGTTGACTTCCGAACAGGTCTCGGGGCAAAGAAATCGGTGAGCGAGTGTAGGAAATTTTGCATTTTTCAGGTGCTGGTGGGGGTTCGATGGGTTGGGTACAGTAAAGCACTTCTTCCCAAATAAGTCGTTGGACGTCAGAGCAAAGAGAAGATGTCGCCTGACAGAATGCGATTCGAAAGTCGTCAGTCGTCACAGGAATGAAGTATTCTTTCATTCTTCGTGAATTTCACCTTCCTCGAGAGTACTTAGGTTTCGTTCGAGTCTCATTTGCTCCAATTGAATGTCAAGGTACACTCGAATTGGGGCATCCCAAACAGCCATCTTAACCCACTTATAAGTCGAACGAGCGTAATATGAACCCATGGAAATCATAGTATTGTAGATGGCTACGAAGAGCATTTTATGATACTATGGTTTCTTCTTTTTATACGACTTTAATAATTTTATAAAGTCCCAAATACCGTATATAGCGATCGTAGCTGTAAACATGATAGTATTTCGGGCGATTGGTGGAATCATGTATTTACAATAAGCATCCTTGCTCTATATTCTTTGTTTCATCGATGCATGTAGTTACCCAGCCAGTCGCATCAGCGTTGCGATTGTATGTATCACTCTGGGGGTAGACACGGCAGGGTATATCGGCCTCGGAGTTGAAAGCCACAGCTAAAAGACTGTCCCGATCCACATCTTCACCTAAATCGACGTCTGGTAACGCTTCCAAACACCCTTTGATGTTTGTTTTTGGTTTATCATCATCATCGACGGCAATTTCGAAGGCAGTGAAATTTTCTTCGCCGAAGTTACCAGTTAAGATGTAACTAGAAACGCCAGCATCTTCGAGAGCAACGAGACCTTCGGCAAGTATAGTAGCCACACTCTCGTCACTTGTCATGGCACCATCACCCTCGTACCCAAAGAACATCTGTACATCATCTTTGTCCATATAAGACATCGCATATTCATCACCGATCGATGTGAATTTAATCTTGTAAGGTTTGAGAGATTTGGCTTCGGTAGGCTTTGCTTGCTTAGCTACATTAAAACCGCCGGTTTTATACTTCATGTATTTTTTGAGCATCTTGGCAAATAAATAGTATGTATCAGCCTCACCCTCAACCGCCTCTAGAGTGATCACCATTTTTGACGTACGAGCTCCAGTTGTGTCAAGTTTGAAATTTTTGGCAGCATCCGAATCGGGGACGATCACGCCTGTGCTGGTACCTTTGACAACAATATATTTATCACCAGCGAGGGGATGAGTACCAGCTGCTGGTGGCATGTCCGCGTCCGCATCCGCATCCGCATCCGCCGCTGCCGATGCCGCTGCCGATGCCTCAGCCGCCGCTGTAATCGCCGCAAGCCTTGCAGCCTCGGCCTCGGCCTCAGCCTCAGCTAAGGTGGCGGCCTGGTTGTTCATGTACCAAAATGCAACACCTGCGGCCACTACGATTAAAAGAACAATAAGAATAATCGTGGTCGTATCCATAATTATATTATGTCAACTTTTTTTTTCGTCAAATATATTAGAATGTCCCTGGACGATATACCAAAAAAAGTTCAATATGTTATTTTAGATTCGACATTTGTAAATGGAACGAATAATACTTTTTCACTCGATCTCACTCTCGAATCTAATACACATGTTGAGGATATGGGTAGAGTGATGGGTATTAAAATGGTCGACTTCTACGTGACACAAGTTGGTGGAAATAGTTCCAACCTGAATACGGACATCGCAAAGTATGTGGATATTGTCTGTCCTGACATACCAAAGGTGGCGCAAATCCTTGATGAACGACACGGACAAATATTAGCTCGTGTTCCCCTGGAACGTCATTTCACGGGGAGTGATGGGATTGTTCTTCGTGATAAACAATGGAAAAGTTTTCATCGACAGACAAACTTTTTTAATCCCATTTCGATAAAAAAATTAAATTTCGAAATATTTGAACAACAAGATGATGGAGATTATCTCCCCCTCCAACCTGATGCAAAGTGGTACATGGTCCTGGAGATTACAACTGTGAACGTTAAGGAAAAACCAAAAGATCGAGAACTTCAAATTCTTCAAGCACTTGAAAAACTTTTGAAAAAAATTGATACACTCAATCAAAATGTTCAAAAACTTCCTGATAAACCTCCAGAACAAAACCCTAAAAAATTTTCATTTGGTCTTTTGGTCGCCATTTTAGCATCATTTTTAGGTGGATTTATCTGGTGGGTCAATAAAAGTTCTGCGTAAAATATATGGGAGGTAAAAAGGGTCGTCGCCTAAAATTTTCACTCTCATCATCCTATGATACTGACTATTTCGAGGAAGAAATGGAACTCGAGGAAGTGAATCCAACCGTGATTCCAAAGAGTGATAATCAGAGAGAATATAACCGAGTGTTATACAGTATCAACAAACCCATGGTATTCGCTGTAGGACCAGCGGGAACGGGGAAGACGATGCTAGCGTGCTGTGCGGCGATACAAGGATATAACGACCGAACGTACAAAAGGATTGTGATGACTCGACCCGTCGTATCCGTCGAGGAAGATATTGGGTTTCTCCCTGGAACGTTGGAAGAAAAGATGGATCCATGGACACGACCCATTATGGACATATTTGGAGAATACTACAATCAAAGTGACATTCAATACATGATAAAAGAAAAGATCATCGAAATTTGTCCTTTAGCGTATATGCGTGGTAGGACATTTAAAGATGCTTTCATCATTGCCGATGAAATGCAAAACTCAACCCCAAATCAAATGAAAATGCTTCTCACACGTATAGGTGAAGGTACAAAAATGGTCGTCACGGGCGACCTCAAACAACATGACAGAAAATATGAAGAAAATGGACTCAAGGATATATGCGACCGAATTAGGGGCAAACAATATAAACGCATCGAATATATCCAATTTGAATTCAAAGATATCGAGAGAAGTCCCATCGTTCGGGATGTTCTCGAAATTTATGGGGATGCTTAAAAATATAAACAGTTTTATAAACAAATGTATGGTCTAGGTCTCTCTCAAGGTCTCAACCTTGAACGCATCAAAATCAGGGACGAGGAGCGTGCACTCTTCAAAACAAAAGATGGTCGGATCTCTATGGTGGATGCAGTATGTCCTCACAGAGGTGCGAAACTTTGTAATGGAAAAGTAAAAGGAAATAACATTCAGTGTCCTTATCACGGGTGGGAGTTCAGTACTGATGGCACTCTAATGAAAGTACCCTCTTCGGGTAATATTCCGTGCGGTGGTGATATTCAGTCATATCCAGTCATGGAAGATGGTGGATTTATCTGGTCCAGTGATACCAAAGACAAACTTCCAACACGATACTGCGAAGAATTATTCGATCCTAATTGGGTAAAAGTGTATGGTTCTAGGGAACTTCAAGGTAACATCTACGATTGGATATTAAATGCAACAGATATTTCTCATATCAACTTTGTTCATGATTTTGCTGATGAAGAAAATGGTCGTGTGAGAAACACAAAGATTGAGATGAAAGATGATTATGTTGATTGCTACGCCAATGTACGCTCCAAAGCCTCCTCGAAGTTGACTGAACATATGCAACCCCAAGATGGTTCGGATGTTCATAGTCGTTTCGTGGCACCATGCACGTCCATTATTCGAATAAAATTGGCGGGTCCTTACGAGTTCATCACATTCAGCACACTTCTCCCAATGGATGATAATACGACGAAGATGTCTTGGTGTATGCTGTATCCCAAGAATCCTCTCCTCGATAACCCACTCGTATATTCACGCTTCTACCAGAGAATGTTCGACACAGTTGCCCAAGATGAAGCGATCATCAAGGATGTTGCGTGGGTTCCATTAGTGCTCAATGCACAATGTGACGTGTTTCAATTGAAAGCCCTAGAATTATTGAAGAAAAATGGGTGTGAGTATAAGTAATAATATCCACATACGATTTATGAGGGTTTTATAAGTTGGATACAGTTCCTGGAGGATCTCCTTCAAAGTGGTGAAAACCAAGACCGACCACAAAAATGGTACAAGTGCGTTAGGTATGAGATTTTCACTCTTAATATTCATCGAAATGAACCAACCAATCAAAAATAAAACAACATCGGCTACATGATTCTCAAATGATTCGAGAACTTTACCATTCACACTCGACTTTTCTATAAATTCTATAATCAAATGAATACCGTTAGATATCACAAAATTTTCTACTGTTTCTACGTTCATCTTTTTCAATAGGTAGTACGACACAATACCCATTGAAAAATGGCCAATAGACCATAAATCATACGATGTTAAACCCATCTATAATATGACGTTATTTATTTTTACGCGACCGAGGCGGTGACGACCTTCTTCTTAGCGGGAGCCTTCTTGGCGGGAGCCTTAGCGGTAGGAGTGGGGGCAGGGGCGGCCTTAGCAACACACTTGCACTCACATGCGGGACCCTGGGGACCAGCGGGGCCAGCAGGACCCTTGGGGCCAGTGGGGCCTGTGGGACCAGCGGGACCAGCGGGACCAACACCACCAGCACCACCAGTGCCAGCATTATCAATCAGCTTGAGAATGAGACTGTAGAGACGAGTCTTATCGAGACGGGTGCGCTTGAGTTCATCTTCGACTTCTTTGCGTAGAGATTCCATTGTACTATATATAAAAGAAAGATTATCTTTATATCAAATGATCGTGATCGGTCCCGCACTTAATAGTGGAATTGGAAATCAAGCGATAAAGTATGTGAAATTATTCGACCCAAATTCTCACTATTACGTTTTTGGGAGTAAGCTTCCTGAATGTGAACGTGGCCTGATTTATATGCTACCAATTAGTGCTCATATGGAGTATTTGAAATATGTCAGGACTCGAGTAAAAAATCTTGTGTGTATGACGATCTGCGAAACGGAAACTGTACACGAAGATTACGGTCTCATCATGAAAGAATTCAAAAAGGTTGCCGTACCAAGTGAATTCTGTAAGAGGGTTTTTTCGAGGCAATTTCCCGATAACGAGTTTTATGTCATACATGCACACATTCCCAAACCAAAAGAAAAGCCTTATACATTTTACCATATTGGCAATATCGCAGATCCTCGTAAGAAATTTAGAGATGTATTACAAGCATTCGTTCGTCTGAATGAACCAAACACACGTCTCGTTGTGAAAGCCACATGCAACCAACCGATTCATATACAATTTCCACGTGTTGAAGTAATTAACGATCTCCTATCAAACGAGGAAATGGACAATCTCCATAATCGTTGTGACTGTTATGTGAGTTTTTCACACTCCGAAGGCATCGGTATGGGTGCGGTCGAAGCAGCACTTCGAGATAAGCCTGTCATTATTACGAACTATGGTGGTGCACCTGAATACGTAAAGACACCGTACATGATTGATTGTGAACTTCAAGAGTTGGAGAGGGATGATTTTCTCTTCAAAAAGGGTATGGTTTGGGGTAATCCAAACTTTGACCAACTCTTGGAGTTCATGAGACATGCATATGACAATCGTGTTCGTCACATGGATCACGAACACACAAAAAATGTAGTAAGTCGAGAAAATGTTCTAGAGGAGTTCGTCTTGAATGTAATTGGTAGCGAGAACGATAAGTCCGATGAGAATGGTACCACTCATCATTGAATCCCTCTGAGCGATGATGGTCATCACGAGATCATCGAGAACTTGGATACCAGATGGTTTTGTGGCAATGCGAGGTACGAGGGTGCTGATAGTGATGTAAAGTGCCATCGCTATTATTACAGGTCTAAGACTCTCCTGGTCTAACATCGTCTTTCTATTAGTCACTGATTTTAATTTTACTCACATCGACCTTGGTTCCCAATTGAGCATTTTTTACACTATGCTTCTTGCAATAGTCTCCACACACAGCCTTGAATGCACATGGTTTGCCACTCATCGTCGTCGCACAGCATATTTTTTTTGTAGTTCTCTGTTCATTCACCACTTCTGGTGGTTTATCAATCGCAACCGTTTTTCGTTCTTCCTTCTTTTTGTCATGTTCCTGATACTTCTTCTTCATGATCCAAGTTGCATTTGCGAGTTTGAAACACGCTTCATTTGGTTCGCTGACTCGGTACATCTTAGCCGCATCAGCGAGGCAACGCTGCCACATTTCATCACGGATGACTTCCATTTTGTTTCTTATTTTTTTTAAGAATATACGACCCCACTTAGGCATCTCCTGCGATTTCTGAAAGATACATATCAGACTGACCAGCAAAATCTGGGAATTGGTCGACTGTTTTTTTCGTCGTCATCTCTTGAACATTGAATACATGTTCCTTGAACTTCTTGACATCAATACCCGTCGCATTATGAATTTGTGTCTCGTTCGCAATATCTCTGAGAGCGTGAACATAAGCTGCTGCATAGTTTCCGTGACGCACCGACATCACTGGAGAAGAGTCTTGTTGAGCCATGATGGCATATTTAGCTGACTGCTTCACCATCTTTTCTATGGATTGCTTCATACCTCTTGAGCGATTTTGCATCACTACGATGAGTATGAATATTGCGATGAACAAATAAAAGTACATCTTCTACAAGTATCTTTGAAAAAAAATCTAAATAAATTTAAGATAATGTTAAGATCTGAACCAAATGCTATATGCTGTATTTGGAAACCATGTATTAATAAGATTACCTTAACGAATGAAAGTAATTTCAAAGTGAAATATGAAGCGTACCCATATAAAGGTGGTGCAGTCGGTAAGATAGACGCCGCAATCGGTGCAGGTGGTTTTGAAGGCAAAACAGCATTAGAAATTATTCAAGCTGAGAACCTCAAACCAGAAGTGGGTGTGATACCTAAAAGTGATGTTCGGTATGTAACAGTTAATAGGGGGCAAAAAATAGCAGTACGGTACATGTACCTAGATTTACATGACGATTATACAGAAGAAGTACGAAACTTCGGGGTTCTTGATTTAGTAAAGTTTGTACAACCACCACAAGAAGATATTGACGAAATATTAACCAAAAAGGAGGAGGCTTTAGAAGAGGCTAGGCGTAAAGAAGCTGAGGAACAGCGAAAAGTCGAAGAAGAAAGAAAAAAGAGGGAGCGTGAAGAAAAGGAACGCAAAGAAAAAGAAGAGCGTGAAGAAAGAGAACGCATAGAAAGGGAACGTAAATGCTCGAGTGTAACACAACATATGTGTTCTCCAAGTGATACACCTAAAAAATTATGCCCTCATTGCAATCACTGGTACTGCAACTATCACTATCATGTAAATAATAACCCCATAGGTAGAGGGGGTCATGTGTGTAATTAAAATTAAAATATTCATTTATTACAAATGAATAATTGTGATAGCCTTTTTCAACATATGTGTACCACAGAAGGTAAAACTAATAGATGCTTAAAATGTGGATATTTGTTTTGTGATTATCATTTTAACATCAATAACAGTATATTATCAGTTGGTGGTCATGTATGTAAGTGAAACCTAAGTTATTGTAATAAGGTCTTTTTTTTCATGTCTCTCAACGTTTCTGATTATATTTCATTTGTATTTCTGATTGCGATTGGAGTTTTGATTACCATTATCATTTGCTCTTCTTGAAATGGATACAAATCTCAGTAAAATTTTACAGCTTGTAGACGCTAATGTTTCAAATATTCCTGAAGGTGATTACTTACAAATTTGTAACGCACTTAAACAAGTTCATATGAATACCGAGTCTATTTCCGTGGAATGTATTGATGCATATCGTGATTGGTTAGAAAATGTAAAAGAGCTTCGTATTTATCATGAAGCTACAAAAGAAGAGGATGATTTTGATATAAAAAATGATATGTGTGATTCTGATGTGTCTATGTATGGTGCTATAATTCCATCTATTTTTATGGAATTATTCCAGAAAAATATCCTATTAAATCCAAATATCAACAAAAATAAAAAAATGGAAAGTATTCATAAATTTAAAAGTAAATTTGGCCTTTCAAAGGGCTTCAAATTAGAAGATTTAAAACAATATCATGAAATATTACCAGATGTGCTTACGGGTGATGTAAAAACTGACCTGAAAATTCTTTCCAAGTTTAACAATGAAAAGCTTGATGAAGATACCACACTTTGTGAGAGTTCAACAAAAGAAGCGTGGGAACACCTACATACGTTCGGTAATCAAACCAAACAGTTATTTAAATTATTCGACGAAACAAATGAACATGAGAGTTATATAACGTGGTATGAAAACCTAAGTTAGAGTTTTAAGTTGTAATTGTAAATAAGATGGAGAGCGTCCAAAAGCTCACCCACATCGAACACATTCTCAAGAGACCTGACTCGTACGTCGGTCCAGTTGAACAGGGTTCTGAACCCTATTGGATCCTCAATGGTTCTACCTTCACCAAGAAGAACCTAAAGTACTCCCCAGCGCTCTTGAAAATTTTTGATGAGATCCTCGTCAACGCTATCGATCGTAACTCCCTACACCCAAAGAATGTCTCTTCAATCTCTGTTTCCATCGATAAGGATGTGGGCTCAGTGACAATTGAAAACAACGGTCCTCTCGGTGGGATTTCTGTAAAAATGCACGAAAAGGAAGGTCTCTGGAATCCCGAACTTGTATTCGGTCACCTTCTCACCAGTACCAACTATGATGACTCTCAAAAGAGGATCGTCGGTGGTCGTAACGGTTATGGTGCCAAGTTGGCGAACATTTATTCGAGTGACTTTTCGATCATCATCAAGGATCACGAAACAAAGCAAACGTACACACAAAAATGGTCAAAAAATATGACTGTTTGTGATCCACCAAAAATTAAAAAGCATTCGGGTAGCACGTCATCCGTCTCTATCACCTTCACACCCGAATGGAAACGCTTTGGAATGTCCAAAATGGACGACGCCATCTACAGTATCTTTCAAAAGCGAGTTTGGGATGCGAACATTTGTACCACCTCGAATTGTAAAGTGAAGTTCAACGGTGAAATTCTTCCCAAACAAAACTTTGAGGCATATGGCAAGATGCACGAGGGAATCAAAGATGTTGCCTCTTTCAATGGGGATCGTTGGTCAGTGTGTATCGGGCCATCAGAAAACGGTCTCGAACAAGTTTCATTTGTTAATGGAATTTGTACGACCAAAGGTGGTACACATATTGACCATGTCGCCAATCACATTGCCAGTGGTATCATCGATGATATGGCCAAGAAAATCAAGTTGAAGCCTCAGCAAGTCAAGAACACGTTTACTATCTTCGTGAAGGCAACTCTCGAGAACCCAACATTTTCGAGTCAGGTCAAGTCTGAGTGTACTCTAAAAGCTCAAGATTTCGGCTCCAAGTTTGAACCACCTAAAAACTTTGTCAAGA